GCTCAGGGATCACCGTGGGCCACGGCACGAATCTGACGAGCCTGTGTACGGGTGGAACAATCGACAATCTGTGCAAAGACAGACTGGGGAATGCCCGTCCCACAAGCGGAGCTTGGGATGCGGGAGCTTATCAGTACAATAGTAACCCCGCGCCCATAACCTCTTACAACCCACCTTCACTCTCATTTGGCAACCAGATTACCGGCACGTCGAGCAGCCCGCAGTCGATTTCACTCACCAACACAGGGAACGCAACCCTGACAATTAGTTCCATTGCGATGCAGACGGGCACTCAATTCTCGGTGACAAACAATTGCGGTGGGTCAGTAACTGCCGGGAATAGCTGTTCAATCTCAGTGACATTTACTCCGACGACTGTGGGGGCAAAATCGGATATTGTCGTTGTCACGTCAAACGCAACGGGAAGCCCCGACGCTGCGGCCGTTAGTGGGACAGGAACCACCACAGCGCCCTCAACTTCCTATAGCCCAACGTCGCTATCGTTCGGCAGCCAGAACACAAGCACATCAAGCACTCCACAAACTGTCACACTCACGAATACGGGCAACGCAACGTTGTCGAGCCTCTCGATAGCGATGCAAACCGGAACGCAGTTTTCACAGACGAACAATTGCGGTTCGTCCCTTACTGCTGGAAGCCATTGCACAATCTCTGTTACGTTTACGCCGACGACCGTTGGCGCGAAGACCGACAACGTTGTAGTGACCTCGAACGCAGCGAGTAGCCCGGATTCGGTGGCAGTCGCCGGGACAGGGACAAGTAGCGGCGCGGCAACTGCCTCGCTCGTTCAAGAAGTGAACAGTGGCGGAGCATGCCCTTCTTCTGGCGCTTGCAGCATCGTGGTAGCGTCAACCGGGGCCGGAAACTTCGGCGTGATTCTGACTACCGCCGCAAAATTCGATTACGTTTCTTCCATCACGACCGGCGGAACGTGGACGTGCCCTGCTGCTAGCCAATACTCGTCCAACGCTGTAGGGCAGTCCATGAACGCGTGTTACAATCTTTCATTGGCTGGTGGCGTCACGACGATAACTGTGCCTTGGACTGGTGGTCCTGGCAGCCACGCTAGTTTTGATTTCAGGGAATATCACTGCACTGGCGCTGGGTGCAGTGTTTCATACGACACTGCCGGTTATGTGGATGCTGGTACTTCAGGAAGTCCGCAAACTGGGGTAGCGTTGACGTTGGGCGGTGCGAATGACGTGATTGCCCAAGAAATCTACACGAACATGGGAGCACCCACAAGCGTTAACTCACCCTATGGGAACTTTGTGAAGCCCAACACGTACTATTGGGGTCTAGCTGATTTAGAGAATACGGCAAGCGGTGCGGCACCCACATGGCCCGAGTCGAACAGTTCTGCGATATCGCTCGGGGCTGCGATAGCCATGAAGCTCAGTGGCACCCCCCCCGCGCCCGCGACTTCTTACAGTCCTGCGTCCCTTTTGTTTGGCAAGCAGGCAGTCAGTACCTCTAGCAGTGCTACCGTTATTACACTTCAGAACACGGGCACTGCGACCCTAACGGTGAGTTCCATTGCGATGCAGACAGGGACACAATTCGCGCAGACGAACACCTGTTCATCTGTTTCCGTTGGAAATACCTGCTCGATTTCCGTAACCTTCACGCCAACGAGCGGAGGGGCGAAGACAGATAATGTCGTCGTCACCTCCAATGCCGCAAGCAGTCCCGACTCCGTTGCGGTCAGCGGGATAGGAGCGGCGGGAGCACCGACATACACATCAGCGCCAGGAATTACCCTCACGCAATACCGACAGTCCGTGACCCTCAGTTCGTCAGGTGGCACAGTGATTTGCTGGAATACAACCGGCGCACCCGCGACGGCGGGAGATGGAGCAACCTGCTCGACCGGCACGGTATACACAGCACCCATCAATGTGCTTGCATCCGAGCCGCTATACTTCGTCGCAGGCAGCGCCAGCCTCGCCGACAGCGTCGTTAACTCGCAAGCATTCACGATTACGCTTTTGCCTGTGTCAAGTGTGTCAAGGATTCTGTACTAAGCGGAGGAGTTTATGCCAATTGTTCGGCCGTTTGCGTTTCTAAAGAGCGTGTTTAGTGAGTCCGACGGCACGGGTAGTTTTGCCCGCGTGTCGGTGGGATTTATCATTTTTGGGGTGATGTCGGGCATACTGTTCTTGATTTTCAAGAACCATGCGTTGCCGGACCTCTCAGGACCCACGGCCTTTGTTACTACCAGTTCGACAACGTTGTACGGAGTCAACAAAATAGTGACGGTGTATCAGAACACACACAACGGCGATGACACCAAAACCGACAACAAAACTTAAGATTCACCCAAAAGGACAGAGAGATGCAAGCTCCCGCGAACGGATTGTCATTCGATATCTCCGATGACAACCAGTTTAAGTCATATGTTGTACAGCAACTCGCCACCCTCGCCGAACGGACCCAGGGTTTGCGAGAACTACATGCTACAGTCCCGGTGCTTGAGCAAGAGGTCAAGGACTTGCGCAGTAATGCCGATAAACGAGAATACAAGCAGTGGATACACTCGGCCGCAGTGGTGATCGGGCTGACGCTGAAAAATATCTTGACTCACGGGAAGTTTTAGAATTTGCAATCCAGCGCGCGGGAGCAGCCGCCCTTCATGTCATCCATCGACAAACTCGACGACGTAGACGTTACTACTCTTCCGTATAATTTTCAAACCGACTACAATGCTTGGCCTCCCGCCGCGCAAACGAATTGGAGACGCGACCGTTTCCGGGCGAAACACGACCACATCTTCTTGGGCACCGATGTTTTGGGAATGGACTTCCAGGAAAATCCTCATCGCTTGCTGTTCGAGCAGTTCCTTCCAAAAAACCCCGGCACTGACACGGCCTACTCTGACCTAGACCAAGAGACCAAGAAGCGGATGATATTGTGGCCGCGAGGTCTTTTCAAAACGTCTAGCGTGGTCGTCGAAATTGTTCAGACCATCCTAAACTACCCGAACATTCGAATATGCTTTTTGACTGGCGGCGATCAACTTGCCAAGCGCCAGTTAGCCCGAGCCAAGCGAGTATTTGAACGGCCAACAAAGCGTTTCGAGGCACTCTTTCCTGAGTTCTGCGGAAAGAAATGCACGCTTGACCCAAAAACAAACCAGTGGGTCGAGAAAGATATCAAGCTGGGCAATGCCCACGAGTTCACAATTCCCTGCCGCACGAATACCACTTTCGCCGAGCCGACGTTCGCAATATCCACCGCGAAGTCGGTCAAAGCCGGGTCCCACTTCGACCTCATCGTTATCGACGACCTCGTGAACGAGCAGAACTACCGCAGTGTGAAACTGCTCGAAAAATGTTACCAAGATTACCTGGATATCTGTCCTCTGTTGGAGCCGACCGGTTACATTATCATGACCGGCACGCGGTACTCATACGGAGACACGTACGAGCGAATTCAGGAGATGGCCAAGGTAGAGGAAAAGGAATTTGGGCGGTCGATTTGGAAATTTTCAATCCGCGATTGCTGGAGTCTTGAGTGTCGAAACTGCAATCACGATCCTCGTCACGACGGATACGACACGGATGTCTACCACGATAAAACAATCAACATCATCGAGCCGCCATGCACTAAATGCGCTTGCCGCGGATTCGAGCCGAGCGGAGTGAAGGGGGTTTTGTTCCCCGCGACCCGCACAAAAGACGGCCGTTCCATCGGTCACACCTTGGAATTCCTTGAAGGCGAGCGTATTCGTCTTGGGGGTACGTTCTTCGCATGTCAATATGAGAACAGCCCGCTGGCTGAGGGTTCGCAAACATTCACAGAAGCTCTACTGGGCGCTCAGACTTTGCATCATCCGACCCAAATCCCAGCTTTCGACCAAGCGTACTCGTTTATCGTGGGTGATTTGGCGTACGTGGGCCAGGAAGACCGGGATTTTTCCGTTCTGTTCATGTGTCGATTGTTCAAAGGCCAGATTTTCATCTACGAGTGTGAGTTTGGGAACTGGGATTCCGGCGCAGTGGCTGAAAATTTGGTCGTGGCGCTGCTAAAACACCGTCCCGCAATCATGTACTTGGAAAAATTCAACGGCTGGGAAGCGTACGATACCATCATCGCGGCGCACGCGGCCACCCGTGGGGTCCAAAAGATGCCGATTGTGTGGTTGAAGGGGTCCCAAGCGCCAAAAGCGAAGCTGACGAGGATCGGCGCGGTCAAGGGCGTGCTTCAGAGTCGGCGACTGTGGCTCTATTCAGCCATGAAGGGGTACGACCGACTGGTTCAACAGCTTCTGAAGTGGCCAAAATTGGGGCGACATGACGATTTCGCCGATGTTGCAGGTATGGTTGTTGCTGTTCCTACTGGGTATCAAAACGAGAATCCCCCGGTTGTTGCCTCGGCGACCAATTGGCTTCGAAAACTCAGCGCCGGACAGCCGCTGAACGATGATTACCCCGACACGGGAGGCGGGAGCGGGCTCGTGTGTGGATAGTCGTGTGAAATAAGACTTTGGAATCTTAGGTGAGGGCTGTAATGGCCGATACCACTATAAAAGACATCACTGCTACGACTCATTTCGAGGATCGCGGCCAAATTCGAATTATCGATTTGCCCGGCGCGGTCCCTTATGGCGAGAGCGCGATGCCGCTCATGCCGAAAGATGTCGCATTCGCTGACCAGTCGCGGTCAGACGAGTCGATGTTGAAGGAAGCAAATCTTCAAAGGGAAGAATCAGAGAGTTTCATTGCTACAAGGGGACTCATCGGACGCTGGAATACCGCGGAGATCATGCTGCGAGCCTGGGTCGAGCCGATCAAGTGGAAAGGCAGCGAACAATTTCGCTCTCACCTCGGAGTTCCGCTCATTGCAGAGCAGTTTTACTCAATTCACTCAGTAGTAAATCAAACTCTGTTGGGCGGCTATCGCGTTTTCATGGTGGACGCCACTTCCGGGACTCCTTTGGACTGCGCGCTCGCGCAGGAAGCCATTTTGCGGGCTGAAATGAAGACCTGTGGCTACAAAGGGGTGTCGCTGAAGACTGAAATGCGCGAAATTACCTACGATGGCCTGTTTTACGGCTTCGGGGTCGCGCACTACGGCTGGAAAACCATAAAAAAGAACATCATCAAGAAAGTTCCGAAGGTAAAGACCCAAACCATCTCCGTAAACGGCAACGCGATTGAAATTCCCGACGCTAAAGCTCAAGATATCGACGAAATCGAGTCGAAAACCATCGGAATCCAAGAAATCAACATGCCCGTGCTCGAACACGTGCCGGTTCGCCGCGCTCGGTATGCTCCTGACCTTCGCAGAGGCGATCCGCGAGTCGCAGAGTGGTTTGGACGCCTGATTTATGTGACCGGTTACGAACTTGACGCACTTCGCAACACTCCGGGATGGAAAATTCCGACGCGTGAACAACTTGTGGCCCTCACGACTCCCCAAATGCAGGATCAGGCGGCTACCAACCCTCTCGAAACCCTCGGGTCCAACACAGGCAACCCGATTTTCCAACAGACCACCACGCCACAGAAGGCGTATCCTGAAAACTACACGGAACGTACCGCGCATGATCCGCTGATGCGCAAATTCGAGTGCTTCGACTACTGGACCGGGAACCGACACGGGGTGATGCTGCAGCGTGAGTACTGCTTGCTTAACGAGACCCACAATTTTGGACGACCGCCGTTTCTTGGGTTCTGTTTCCGCAATGCGCCGGATTCTGCTCACGGTTACGGAATTGCATTTTGGCTGACCGACTTTCAACGCGTGTGCCAAGGGGTCGTGAACGCTTTCTTGGATGACCTGAACTTGAATTTGATGGGGACCTACACCTCCCCGGCGGGCGCAAACAACACATCACAGGCTCAGTGGATTTTCCCCGGCAAGGTGTTCAAGTCCGACCCTCAAGGAAAAATCGAACCTCTCGAACGCAACAGCATCAAAGCGGACGAGCCGTTGTCTGTGATTGCTCAGATGAAAGCGTGGGCTGCTTCAATTACCGGCGCGGGGCCGGGAACACTCGGTTCCAATCCAGGAGCCGCTGGGGATATGCGCACGCCCGCGGGAGTGCAGGCACTTCAGGGCGGCGAGTCGCTCAAACTGCAGGACCTCGTAGATGTCATTTCCGAGCAGGTTTTCATTCCGTTCCTGGAGTTCTGCATCGAGCAAAACGGCAAACTGAAGCCATCACAAATTAAGGCGATGTTGTCCCAGGAACTCGGGGATGCGTTCAAAGCGACCCCACTCGACATTTTGAACGGTTCGTATCGAGTCGAAATCTCCGCCGGAGTGAGACTTGCTGCGCGCGAAGCGATAAACAAATACATCGGAGTCATCGAGACGTTCTTACAATCCCCCGGCACCGTGGAAGGTCTAGCGATGCAGGGTATGAAAGTGGATCATAATGCGATGTTTGCCGCGATATTTGATACTTTCGGCGCACCGTACAAGGAAAACTGGATTGTTCCGATGAACGATGAAGACAAAGCGTACCGCGCCGCGCAGACACAAGCTGCTGCCGCGCAAGGAAAAATCGCTGCGATCCACGTTCAGGCTGACGAGAAGCGTAAGATCGACGACAACGCCGCCGAAAACCGGATGCTCGTGGAAACGGGCAAACATACCCTGAAAGCCCAGGGGATGGATCACGAGGCTGCAAATACCGCGGCTCAAACGAAATTGGAGGCACAGACCCCGCAAGAAGAGGGCATGCAGAGAGCCGCCCGAAGCGCGTTTGCGGCCGGGGACAAGAGTGTGTTCGGGTCGTAATTTTTCTCTTGACAAGTTTCTGCGAGCGTGAGATTATGTCTTGGGTTTTCATGCCGCCACCATGGGAATAGTAGCTCAGCGGAAGAGCATTCCCCGGCGGGGGAGGTGTCGTGGGTTCGATCCCCACCTATTCAGCGGCATGAAAACCCAACAAAGGTGATTAAGTGAGCACACCACCGAGCCCTTTTGTTCCCACTGAAACCCCGGCAATCGCGCGGGCGAACCGGCTCATCAGTTTGCGAACTCATCCGGGCTTCCTCGACGTAATCCGAATTTCACAGGAAATTTCCGAGGAAGCAACCGCAGTTCTTGTGGATTATGGTGGCTGGGACAAAGACCAGATACAAGTCCTGAAAGCGCGGGCGCAGGCCGCCAAAGAGCACCACGCTTTACTGCTCGCTAAAATCAACGACGCCATTCAAGGTGGAATTGCCGAAGCGAAGGCGCAGGAAGCTGCGAGGGCGGTGCCGGAAAAAACTCCAGCCGAAGCACTGGAAACCGGCGATTATGTTCGCCAGGAAGTGCTGCGAAAATTTCAGGACGAAGATATGAGGGCGGCGGGATCGTATTGATGAACAAAAAACACACTACCCCCGGTCCAACAACGTTCACGTATGACCTCGTTCGAGAAGACGGTCGTCTTGAGCGTATGTGTCCTCACGGAATCGGACACACTGTCGGGCATCGTGACCCCAAAAAACTGAAAGATCGTTCCGTATGGATTCACGGCTGTGATGGATGTTGCCGCGATTACAAGCAAATGGAAGTTTAAGACTTTTCTTTTGTTAGTTAGAAGGCACCTTAGCCTTCAGGAGCTATCCGATGACTGAGCAGAATTCCAGCACTATGAATATCACTGAAGATTTGAAGAAATCGGTTAAGGACGCCATCGATCCCGCCGACATCCGGCAGAAGTTGGTGGAAGAGGCCGAGCGCCAGTTGGCCGAACTAGCGTCTTCCAAGGCTGCGTCTGATGCCGCTGCGGTTGCCAAAGCTGCTGCCGACAAAGCCGTGGCTGATGCTGCCGCAGCGGCTGCCGCGACCAAAACTCCCGTCACCCGCACCGAGATTATCGACGGCATGGAATTCACATTCACGGGTGAATCCGAACTCGATGTTGAGAGACAGGTGACCGCGGCGTTGAAGGTTGCCTCTGTTTTTCGCTCTCGAACCGAAGAGTCCGTGCCGGACCCTGCCGCCGAGGAAGCTGCGCGTGTCGCTGCCGAAAAAGCGGAAGCCGCAAAGGTCGCTGCAAAAGCCGAACTCGAACTAAAATTCAAGCGCGGTGAAATCTCG